TTGGTGAGATTGAAAGTAGCAATCCATATACAAATTACGATCTAATTAATGCTGGTGACATTGTAAATGGGCATGAGGTACTAAGTGTGCGTCATATGGACCTCAATTTCAACTGGCATATTGTCAATATTGATGGTAATGGTAGTGATTTTACATATGATCAGACATATACTACTAACCGTGGAAATGAAATTAAAGTAAAAGCGGGTAATGGTATCAAAGATAAGGCATTTATTGGAGGATTGTACGAATTTAGAAACAAATCTTTCCAATATATGACAGCAGATTACAATAGACAACCTAATGCTGCTGATGATCTTATCCAACCTACTGCTAAAAAGGTTGTAGAAGCAACTTTTAATACTGGTTCTGATCAAGTTACTGTAAGTGGCGCAGATTCTAGTTTCTTGCGTGTTGGATATAGTGTAAATTCACCCAATATTCCAAACAATACCTACATCACTGCGGTAAATGGTAGTACAGCGACTCTAAGTCAGTCATCTGCGAGCACTGGAGCGACTAGTAGTTACACTGGACCCCTTGAAATTACTCTAATTGAGATTGTTGGGGGTCAAATACTCAGTATTGGGGTTGCTGATGGTGGACAAAACTGGCAATTGCTCACTAATAAACCTATTTTGCAGTTAGTGTCCGCAAAAAAACCTGCTACAGCAGCTGCAGTCATTGATTATGTCTTTGTTGGTGGTGAATTGCAGTCAGTTGAGGTGAAAAGTCGCGGAGCTGGGTATGCTCAGGGCACAAAAATTGATATTGCGATCCCCGATACCATGAAAACGAGGGATAATATTGCTTGGCCCGCTAGTGAGCGCAGTAAAGACCCTGCAAATGAGTTAGCAGACTCTGTTTACGGACTAAAAGAGTTTCAAAACAGTCCAAGTGAGGTTCCTGTGGAGGTTGATACTGCCACACAGTTCAATCGCACACCTATAGACTACAATTTTGAAGGTGGGGAGATTGATACTTACGAAAAATTCAAAAAAATTATTCAACGTGCCTCTGAAGACCGTCCAAAGAAGAAAGGTGACTCTGTTGGACTAGAAAGTTTGCGTTTTAAGACTAGTCTACTCCCAAGAGATCTTAGACAGGGCATGAATAAGCACCAATATGAGGAAGTTAGATTCAGTAACCCAACAAATGAGGTAAAAGAACTCAAAAGAGTAAAAGGTGTACTCAGAACAGAGAGACTTGAAAGAGATAAACCAGATAGAGAAGATTATGAAGATCTTCAATGGAAGAGTCTAGATCCTAGACTAGGAGAAGCATTGGTAGGTGTAAGTGCTGGCGCTGAAAAATTCATGCGTACACTGGTTGAGAATGATGCAATTCGTAAAGAGGAGTTTATTGACTTAAATACCGAAGATCCAGCAGTATCTGCGAGTGGAATAAAATTGCAGGCATATGATCGTGAGGAAGTTCGTACTGTTAGAGGTACTGCATTTGACCTACCTTGTTCATCGCAATTCACTAAATACTTGTTAAGACAGTATAAACCTGATAGTAGAAACAAATCTGCAATCTATCCAAAGATTACTTGGGAACCTGAAGTGGTATCAAGTTGTGCAGATAGTACAGGATGTGCAATATCATACCCATTTGTAGGTAGTGATGCAGGTAGCACATCTACAACCTCTGGTGATACTACTACAACCACTACAGTTTCATACACTTCAGTTTTAACTGGTCCTTTTGGAGAGGGTTGTAGATCATTTATTGCAGAAGGTGAACTTGAGGTTTACAACGATCTTACCAACAGTGCAAACATTTATGAAATGGCCGTGAAAGCATACGGCAATCCATTTGCATTTAAATGCCAATAGGAGTATACTAGATGGGACTTCCCGCAGCGATTTACAGAGGAACATGTAGTGGACATGGAATACCCATTCCTGCTCACATCCATATGTACGAGCCTTGTGGCACTACTTGCTTATCAGCGAAAACGTTACCTGTTAATGTAAAAGATGCTACTTGTCTCTGGCCACCCACAGTTCTTGCTCCAGCAGGACCTTATATCCGAACTGTGATCGTTAATGGTATCTTTCCAATATGCGATCAAGATATGCTAACACCACACAAATCTCCCACTACTAACATTGTTATGGTTGGACCGTGTGGACAAACGCCGCCAATTCCAATGCCGTGTCCTTGCAGTATGTTGGCAAGTGAGGATTCCAAAGGCATTGGACATCCAAGAAAGGTAACTGCACTGACAAAGACTGTTTATGCTAATGGTCTGGCAATGGCAAAGGTAGCGGATCCATTAGGACCGCCATGCCTCTCTGTAATCGCTCAGGGAAGTCCAAATGTACTCGTAGGACCCTAATCATGGTAAGATCAAAAGTAGGCATCTCAGGGCAAGATCTGATTGAATCAAAGCCTAAGAAAACTCGTCAAGGAAGTGGCAAGAATACTAAGTATGCTGCCAGTTCACGTAATAATAAGCGTAAGGTGTACCGTGGACAAGGACGTTAGTCCCTAACTGCGATAAATAAGAAAGGAGATAGCAACCTCTCTAAAAGTTCTAATATATAATTCTATAGGAAGATGGCAAACTCACCAAATCCTGATACAGTTCCATCCTTAATGGAAAATGATCATGGTACGATAGTTCTTATTACAGATCCTCGTGCTGACATCTACCTAAACAAGGTCTCGGAAAAACTTCGTGATGATAACCGTAATGTAAAAAAAGAAACTGAGTAACAGTGGCAATAAAACCAATAACATCAAGAAATCTTAAGGTTTCTCGTAACTTCAAAGATCTAGCGAACTCTTTTCTTCGCAATCCAGTTACGAAGGATCTTACTGTATTGAGTAACCAGCAGGCAATCAAGCAGGCTATGAAGAATTTGGTTTTAACGTCACCTGGAGAAAAATTATTTCAACCCGATGTGGGTTCAAAGGTATACGAACTGCTGTTTGAACCTTTGGACCCATTTACAATAGATACACTTAAAGATGAAATAGTTGATACTCTTTTAAATTATGAGCCTAGAATTGAAGTCATTAATGTGGAGATTACCGCTGAAAATGATATGCATGAATTGAGAGTTGATGTTGAATACAGAATTGTTGGTCAACCTCTTGTCCAAACTATAGACTTTATCTTAGAGAGAGCTCAGTAACATGATCCCAACAAATCTTACAGCGATGGATTTCAATTCCATCAAGGCTTCTATCAAAGATTATTTGAGGACTCGTCCAGAATTCACAGATTTTGACTTTGAAGGTGCAACCTTGTCATATCTGATTGATGTACTTGCTTATAATACTTATTATGGAGCATTCAATGCCAACATGGCAGTCAATGAGTCATTTCTCTCTTCCGCTACAGTAAGAGATAATGTAGTAAGTATTGCAAAACTTTTAAACTATACTCCTAGGTCTTCTAGAGCAGCAAAGGCATGTATTGGGTTCCAGGCTCAATCTGAACAACTCAACGGTGTATGGCCACAGTATGTAACTCTAAAAAGGGGCGTTGTTGCTAATGGTGGTGATTATAACTTCGTAAGTTTGGTAGATGTTGTACAACCGACAGATAATACAGGATTAGCAACATTCAATAATGTTCTCGTTCGTGAAGGAACGTTATTGACGTATCAATATACCGTATCATCTTTCAAAAAACAAAATTACGTCATTCCTAGTGATAAAATTGACGATACGACAATTACAGTTACTGTAAAACCCAATGCACAATCAACCCAAGAGGACGTTTATGTCAGGGGATTGGACGTTACTACGATTACAGCAACATCTAGGGTATACTTCCTAACAGAAACTGAAGATGGTAGATATGACCTGACATTTGGAGATAATGTTATTGGTAGGAAGTTGGAAGATGGTGAAGTTATTAATATTTCATATCTCAAGACTCATGAAGCTGAAGCAAATGATATTAGCGTTTTTGATTATATTGGGGAAATAGAAGATCAGTATGGTAGAGCAATTACAGATATTACTGGCATTGTTGAGGTTCAAGAGCGTTCTCAAATGGGAGATGCGCCCGAAAGTGTAGAATCAATTAAATATACTGCTCCTAGAGACTATACTACGCAACTTCGCGCAGTTACTGCTCAAGATTATGGTATTATTGCGAAAAAAGTCTATCCTAACGCAGATTCTGTAATTGCTTTCGGTGGAGATGAACTTTCTCCTCCAGTTTACGGAAAAGTTTACGTTACTATTAAGACTAAGACTGGTAATTTACTCAATAATGCGACTAAATTGACAATTGCTAAAGATTTGAAGCAATATTCAATGGCGTCAATTGAACCCGTCATTATTGATGCGGAATTTCTTTATGTTCCTACATCATTGTTCGTATTTTATGATCCTACTAAGACTAGTAAGAGTATTTCTGAACTTCAAGGATTAGTTCTTGGCGCAGTTGAGCAATTTGCTAGTCAAGAAGATATTAACAACTTTGGATCTACATTCTCACTTTCTAAGTATCAAAAGGCAATTGGACTTGCTGATACCTCAGTTGACTCGGCATCTGTACAAACTACCCTGTTAAAGTACCTTAGAGTTAATCCTGGAACCGTTGATACTTATTGCACTGACTTTGGTTCCCCTCTGTATGATTCAAATCCATCTAATACAGGTGGTGGTACAGGTGGCGGTGATGGTGGCGGCGGAGGCGGTGGTGGATGTAAAAAGGAGCCTGTAATTGCTTCTGGTCAATTCATCACTACTGACAGACCCGATGTCATTCAATACTTTGAAGATGATGGTTTCGGTAATCTAAGAACTTACTATAACAGTGGATCTAGTAAAGTATATACAAATGATGAAGCTGGTACTGTAGATTACTCTACGGGTAAAATCTGCTTCGGTCCAGTATCACTGATTCAACCATCTGGCGATACTGGTAATATTATTACCACTGACCCTGGCCTTGATGATGGCGGTGGCGATGGTGGAACTAGTACACCTGGAGTTCCACCTGGAGACACTGATACGGGCGACGGCGGCGGCGGTGGAGACGGCGGCGGTACTGATACCGATCCTGGAACTGGTCCTGGCGGTGGTGATCCTGGTGGTGGCACTCCTGGCATTCTTCCAGTTCAAATTATCCCATCAAACGTATCTAATATCAAACCTGCAACTTCTGGAACGGTTATTTCTTTACCAATACCAAGTATCACAGTTGTACCTGTAGGAACCCAACCACCATCTACAATTCCGCTAAATAATCTTACGCCTGAACAGTACGCTGTTGTGCCTGCTGTAATCACCCCAATTGACATTGCCAATGTGGGTGGTCTTAATAATATCTCTTGTTTCTGATTCGCATAATATACTTCAATGACGACTAATCCTAATAAGGTCTCTCAGAATATTCTGAATCAACTTCCTGATTTTATAAAATCAGAACACCCCGCATTTGAGAAGTTTTTAGAATACTACTATAAGTCTCAAGAGAAAACGGGTCAACCTCAAAACATTCTTAATCAACTAACACAATATCTTGACATTGATAGTTATGACTTTGGGTTAATTCAAAGTAAAACATCATTGCTTGAAGATGTGAGTGCAAACTCAGACATCATCACTGTTGAAAGCGTTGATGATTTCCTTGAGAATGATGGTAGTCTTCTCATTAATGATGAGATTGTTTACTATGAAAGGGCAGACAAATCTCCAGAAATCTCACTTACTGATGGTGTTTCATACCAAGAATTCCGTGAAAAGTGGATTGAACTTCAAAGTCCATACATGAGTTTCAATGGAGTGCAAAGGTCCTTTCCTCTGCGTTCCGAAAACAATCCAGTTGCAGCACCATCACCAGATCATGTTGTTGTTAGACTATATGGGCAGTATCAAATCCCTAACGTTGATTTTGTAATTGACGGCACAAATATTATATTCACCGATCCCCCAAGATCGCCAAACCCTTCAGATTCTGTTGAACAGACTGCAATTTTTTACCTGAAAGGTTTTCTACAGGACCCGATTGAAGTTCTGGATGATATCTCGTCTCAGTTCAATTCTGCGGTAACTGAATTCATTGTCCTTAACAATGGTATTAAGTATAACCCAGTTCTTGACATCTATCTAAACATTATCGTTGGTGGTAGACTTCTAACACCTTTTATTGATTTCACACTGGTAAGTGATGGTGTCAATAATATTCTAAAATTCAAAACTGCTCCAACAGCAGACCAGGGAGTATATATTGCTTCTGTTGAGGCACCTATTAGTAGTTTTGGTAGTGGAGCATCTGCAGTAGCACAAATTGGATCAACTGGAGAACTCAGTGGAATTCTTGTAAAGTCTGGTGGATCTAACTATAGGATTCAATATCCACCTAATGTTGATATTGTAACTACTGTAGGTGGCGGTGGAGCAGCTGCATATTCACTGGTCAATGGTATCAAATCTTTGCCCCTTTTGGGTGGTGGTGCTGGATATAGTGATTTGAACCCACCCATCGTTGATATTGAAGTTCCTACTGCACCTGG